CGTCTGCCTGGTTGGTGTGGAAGCCATGCTCAATCAGAACAGCCGGAGCCACGGTGCCTTTCAGAACATACAGCGACGGGTCCGCCACAATCGGTGTAGACCTGACAGTAATTCCGGCGTCTTTGACGGCCTCCAGGATATCCTTTGCCGCCTTATAGCCGCTCCCGCTGGTCTTGTAGACATATGCGCTCCATCCGGAGGCAGAGGACCAGCCTCCATCTCCAGCGGCGTTGCTGTGCAGGCTCACGAACAAATCCAGGTCTTTGATGGCGTTTGCAATCGCACACCGCTGCGCAAGGCTGACTTCCCCGCCGCCAGTCCTGGTCATGGTGACAGCAACGCTATGCCGCTCCAGGATGCTCTGAATGCGTTTCCCCATGTCCAGGGCAAACTCATGCTCATAATAGGTTCCGTCCGGGCTTTTGTTGGCGAGGTTTCCCGCGTCATGGCCCGGGTCCAGGACCACCTTCTTCTTTTCCACAGTTGTCTCCCCTTTCTTGAGATAGACCAGAATCAAATCATGCACGTTCCTGCTGCTTTGGATGACTGCTCCATTGAAATAACACTGGCTAGAGCCTCCGCCATCCAGCATAACCGCGGAATCCCATCCTGCCGCTGTCAGATCGTCCCTGAGCGATTCCGGCGTCCGGGTCATACTCCCTCCGTCCCTCGTACAGTACAGGGCCAGAGAGCCGCCCTTGATGCCGATAGCGGAGCGTCCCCGCTTTCCTCCCTGGCCCTCGTCATAAATCAGTTTGGAGATTGGCTTTCCGGAAACAATCAGCGGTGTGCAAGTGATATAATTGCGCTGAGAGGCGTCCGGCAGCGTGTCCATAGAAATGTCCGGCCCATCATTCCAGGAGTAGCCGGAGACTGTGTAAGCCGGTTTGCAGAGTACCTTCCCATCTGCTTTCAAGTGGCAATTAGGTACAAACGTGCTCATGTTGTAGAGCGTGCCGTTGAGGATGTAATCCGCCCCGGTCTCCCTCTGGATTTGAGAGAGAGACCGGCGAGCGGTGTTGATGTAGAGCTGGATGCGCTGGATATCTTTCAGGGGGATTGTTACCGCCAGATGGTCAGGCATTTCCACCACTCCCCAGCTGCTTGAAAATCTGGTTCGCGCCGGTAGCCGCCAGGCCAGACACGATGCCGACAGCCGCAGCGGTGATGTAATCCGTGGCGGGGAAATCCGGCATAATGAACATGCCCGCAACACCCAGAACGCCGCCAAACACTCCGCAGACAATGGGAATCCACTTGTTGTCAAGCCCGGATGCCTTCACGCCTTGCCCGATCAGCAGGCAAATGACGGTGATTGCCGCCACACCGGTGATGCCGAGAGAAGAAACATCCATAGATTAAACCCTCCCGTGGTCCTTGTCGTAGTCCGCCATAGACTTGGGCTGATACTTGCAGGCCCCGTCCTCAGCGTAGATGTACCGCAGAGCGCCCTTCACCACTTCCTGGCCGTGATACTTGGGCCGGTTGTACACCATATCCTTTTCGGGGATGTACTTGTCGATTTCCTTTTGCCATGCCACTGCGCCGGTGAAGGTGTGCATGGAGGCCCACCAGGGAGCCTTTTCAGGCGCAAGATTGCCCAGCTCGTCACCGTACACCTGCCACACCTGACCGCCAATATAGACAATATCGCACTCGTTAGGCATACCATCGGAGCCAACCATGTTGATAGCGCCGCCCTGCAGCTTTCCCTTTACGACATGCACCTTGTCCATCGTGCCGGTGCCGCTGGACATCAGGCCGCAGCCTGTGGCGTCGTTGGGTCGGGGACCCACATGAGTAGCCGCGATCTCCTCAGCCGTCAGGGCATTCTTTCCAGGCTGAAAGGAAAATCCAGCACCGGCCTCTTTCAGTGCCTTGTTGGTGTCCCCCACGGGAGTCTTGCCACTGGTGTAATTGTTAATGATGTCGTTGATGGTCTTGTTCATAATATGTACTTCCTTTCTTTTTTACAGCCCGATTCGGGCCAGAATAAACGTAATCACTGCTGCCAGGACCGCCCAAATCACTTTATCCACAATGGAATCCCAACGCTTCTTTGGGCTGGCCTGTTCTGTCTCCTGCCATGCGATCAGCTTGTCCAGCTTTTCCATGATGTTGTCATACTGCTCATTCCGGGCGGCCTCTGCCTTTTCCAGGTCTCGAATCCGGTCAAACAGTTTTCCATGGGTGTCTCTTGCCTGTTCCTGTAATTTTTCCATCTGCTTTTCCAGCATGTTTGCTTTTTGCAGGCCCAAACAATCCCGCTGTGGGTCTATGATACATTTTTCATTACTCATGGGCAGCACCGCCTATCTGTGGTATAATCTTTTTGAGGTGATAATATGGATATGGATTTGTATAAAGTTATTGTGATCTGCTCAAAGTGTGGACGAATGGCCCCTTTCACTCCGCCAGATGGTTCCACCATATGGGGTTCTTGGGACTGGCATCATCCCTGTTCCTTTTGCGGGGAAACTTCATGGGTCGCTCATGAACCAGGCCGGGACTGGAAAACTGGGAAACCAATAGACTCGTAATTCAGATTGTGCAAATATATGGCAGTCACCACACATAGGATAGATACGTTCTATCAATAGCAAACTTACAATACATTGGATCGCAAGTCACTATCCCAGTCGAAGTATTCCATCCCACATAGGATAAAATATTGCCATCACTTCCTTTTCCGGCTGCATATCCATATACCCAAGTACCATTAAGAATTACTAAGATACTAATAACACCTACGCAGACAGAAAGATAATCATTTATTAAAAAAATCAGGTTTTTTTTGTTAGCAAAGTTAGGTATAGATACTTGGTCATTTCTGTTTGGACGAAACGCAGTAGACGATATATTTACCGAACAGATATGGGTCCCCGCAATTTTTAGTCCCGCCGCACTTGTAAATGTCTTTCCACTCGTTACATCTGCCGCAGTAGCGGTTCCCAGGTTTGCAAGCATATCACAAACTTCTGCCGTGCCAGTGATTATTTCACCGCTGCTATCTATGGCCTGTTTTCCGGCGGCTAGATTCTCCGCTGTTGCTGGATTAGACAGCTCTGGAAGAGATGTACCAATGATCATCTGATTTGCAATCATGTGTCCTCCTTCATCAGTAGCAGCAATAGGCAGACTTTCTATTGGCTGCAACACGTATATTGGGAAAAATTATATGGTCATGTTGATTCGCCAATACCCGTCGCTTCCTCTGACTGCTTTTGCGTATTTGTTGGCATCATCGGTGACACCATATTTCACAGCTCGATAATCAATGACCTGCGGCCAATACCTAGCAAAATGTGCTTTAGAAGTTCCAGAATAGCTGAAACTCGATATTTGCCCATAAAAATTACCATTGATCTCAAAATATTTATCGGATAAAAGACTGTTTTCGCTGGTGTCATATGTTCGATCGGCTGGTAGGGTTATGGTTCCTCTCCCAGGCCCCAAAGTAATCTTTCCGTTTGTATCTACTACGGCCGTACTAGAATATGTTAATACGGTACCGGGCCTTATGTTGTTCAAATCAGAGGATGAACTACCCTTCTTAGCAACCGCTTCTGCCACTTTATACACTTGCTTACCTTCATGACTTTCTGCTTCGCCAGATACAGGTCCAATAATCATGTTCTGAATCATCGAATATCACCCTGCGTTTTCCACTTCCTGTATCACCACATACACTGTCAAATTCCCTGTTGGAACCGTCTGGCAGGTGAAGGTCAGATTATTGGCGGCTTGTCCGGTACAGAGGATTCCGGCAGCGAGGTAAGCGGCTTGCGAGGCAATAGCGGGCACGGGCTGAATCAACTGCTTTGTCTCGTCGGCAAGTACTCCAGGAACAGTGATTGTCTGAGAATTGCTACTCCAGGCGGATGTGACCAAAGTAATTGGATATGCCTTTAGCTTTTGTTCTTGCAGAATTTGATTGAAATACGAAAGGCTAACAGGATTTGAATCCTGTGTCGGTTCTGTGGGAACTAACACATTTCCGTTGAAAGCGGCCTCAGCACTAAAAACAGCAGAGCCATAAAAGTATGATTTCTCCATAAAAGCAACTGGTCCGGAAACGGTTCCGCCATCATTTCTGATCAAATATCGTGCGTCGGCTTCTTCCTGCGTGATGCCGCTCGCTGGCGCGTCTTGTGCCTGTGCATTTCCATCAGCGTCGAATCCAACTACTTGCCCTTTGGTTCCACTGAGTTTATTCTGCTTGTTTTTTACTTCTGCAAGTTCAGCATGAAATTCTTCCTCCGTCCCCGTATATCCCCCATCAACCGCATACTGATAAGCTGATTTGCCGGGAAGTCCAATCCCG